CTTCGCCTTGGAAGGAAGAATCAGCGGCAGAGGCGCATGGGTACTTCTCCTCATCCAAATCAGGGACGACAGTCTTGACTGATGACCGATAAAGGTCAATGATGCGATTAAACGCCTCGACATCGACTTCCTCAATACCAGAGATCGGGCGATCAATCTGATAGAGTTCTTGGCCGTCACTTTGGACGCCATCGATAACCATGGCCCTATGCAAGGGGTAAAAATCCACGATGCAAGGAGTTGAACTCACTTGAGCAAGGAGGCCCTGATATTTGGCTAGGTCGGAGCGAGTGAGACCATACACGATCTCAATCATTTGGTAAGTTTCATCACATGGCTGATAAATTTCGCGCACATGAGCATTGTGTAAATTTGTTCTTTTCATTTCACGGGTCATAAAAACACCCTTACCGTCAGTAAGTTGGTAATTCTTGTCCCACATTTGAGACAGGAAGGGAATAAACGAGCAGTCCTGACGACGGCCAATAGAATCGGCACGAAGTAACATATCAGGGTCAACGCCCACAGGAGCGTTGACATACCACCCGGACTTTGCGATACCGCGACCAATTCCTGGTCCTAGTACCACCTTACCGCCCTCCACGGGATAAAATCGTGAAGAGCAGAAAGTTGCCAAGTATTTGGCATTTTCAGTAATGTGCAATTGTGGTTCGAGCTCAAGCCCAAGACCAAGCAGGAGGCCCTTCAATGGAAGGCCAGAGATAAATTTCAAATCTCCGATGACCAAATTGTCATCACCTAACAAAGGAACGGCGAGTTGATATTTCTCGACAATTGATTGAAAGGAAGGAAAGGAGGATGCGCCGGTGAGACAAGCATCATGAAATGCACAACAGAACAGGATAGCTAATCCCTGAAGCAACGAATTACCACACGAAGTGTTGTGATCGCCACTATGTCTACCACCATCGACCGAATACTTGGTCCCAAACTTGTCACGTCCGTACGTTGAAATACAGGAAAGAAAAGATTGGTAAGCTTGCTCAGAGGCTCCACAATACTTGTAGATCTTAGCCTCGAGCTTTAGAAATAGCTCATGAATGGTGGAGTCAAAGCGGGCAAAATCGCCCTCCAGAATGCCGAGATTTCCGGCAAGCTTCTCTGTTGCGGTCTTAAACATCGCACCGATGTCCTCGGCGGATGCCCCAGATGTATACATGGGACCAGATGCTTTGGCTACAGACCACGTCTTGGCAAGCATCTTTGAAAATGCCTTGCAAAACGGACCTGTGCTAATGTTGTGGTGAGCTGTGCCGCTTTGGATTCCGCGGGGAGCAAGTTTGGGTACACCATCAACAGTAGACTTGGGGAGACTCTCGATTTTCACGAACATACCCCGTTGGTCAACCAGTCGCTCATTGAAATCACCAAAACCAAGCTCTTGCAACGCCTTAATGTGGGCACGCTGCTGATGTTGAGGGTAATGGGAGTTCCAAACTGAAAATGGAACAGGGGCGACGGAGACCGGCTCTAAGCCTAAATACTTAAGGTTCTCTTCCTTAAATATCTCATTCTCAAACATCTCAAAAAACTCCTTATTCACCTCACCGCGTCCCCAGGGACCACGTTTGAGAATACGCTCACATGTAGCGGAAATAGAAGAATGGACACTGTTGGAAGGAACAACAGGGATGCTGAAAGTCGAAACAATGCCGACAGGAACGAGTGGGCCACAATCGGGCTTCTCACGATTGAGGGTAGGATCAATGACATCTATTTTGGCGGAGGGGTCAAGCAACTCGGGATTTAATAATTCCTCAATTGGCTTGGCAGGATCAGTAGCAGGAAGATTAAGTCCTTTTTCGAGTGCAACTACTGCCGTTCGGGGTTGATTCGACGAACGATCCGCGTGGTACCCTGGGAAAGCCAGGGAGCTTCGGGTCTGGTTTGACAAAGGTTGGGACAAGTAATGACGAGTCCAAGCAGAGGCTCCGAAGAGACCTATTCCTTTGAAAGCAACCTTACCGGCGTAAAACGCAGCGGCAGGCCCAAACACCGAAGAGACAGCATAACCACCAGCTGCT